CCCCCGAAGGGCCAATGAAAGAAACAGGTGCTGACCAAAGGGCTTGACGGCTCCCCTCTCCGAACCGTCGTTTTTCTATAAAAAACCAACCACGATATGAGCAACAACATTTTGATACGGATAGACCGCACCGTCGCCGAGCAGATGCGAAAGGAAATCAAAGGCCTCCCGAGCCAGAACGCATCGACGAAAATCCTGGCGGCAGCCCTCGCTGTCGCGCTGAAAGACAAGAGCTCAACGGCCTTCGTTTTGCCTGAGAGCATCCAGCAATTCGGCGACGATTTGTTTGACTGATCCGGTCTGGATGCTACACTAAACAGAAGCCCCTTCCCCTTCCGAGCGCTGAAACACGCGACGGCCGCCCTTAATCCGGCGGAAGAAAGGGGACGCGCGAACGGAACGCTGGTTGCACTGGCGTTTTTGTTTTATATTAGCCATTTTCTAGGAAAGTTCATGAAGGGTTCGATTCCCTTGTGGTCAACCCAAGGGGAATCGAACTCCCCTCTTGACATACAGCTTGCCGTATATTATAGTTAACGCGCTATGAAAAACCGCACAACCGCACTACTCCTCTGCTTCTTCCTCGGAGCCTTCGGAGCGCATCGTTTCTACGTTGGTAAGAACGGGACGGGCATCCTTTACCTCCTCACGATCGGCCTCTTCGGGATCGGGGTACTGGTGGACTTCATTATGATCATCACCGGCTCTTTCAAGACGAAAGACGGTGCTACAATGGCCTGGGAGGCTTAAGGCCAAACAAAAAACGCACCCGGCGACTTACGGGTGCGTTTTTTTATTCTGCCTAGTATTTCCAGGTCTGGACGCTGATCGTCGAGAGACCGGCATCGAAGGCGGCCGTGCTGGACGAGTTGCGGTAGTAGATCGTTACGACGTCCGAAGCGGTGACGCGACCGGAGAGCATGGCCGTCGAGGTCGTTCCCATGAGGTCGCCAGCCGTCACGGACAGGCTGACGTGGTCGCCGACGGTCGCGCCGGAGAGGGTGACGGCCGTGGTGGTCGCGCCATTGGCAGCGATGGACTGAGGGTTGACATCAACCGTAGTGCGAAGGTGCTTCGTGATGACCGTTCCGCCGCCGATGGCGAGCGTGAGGATCGTTCCGCCGATGGTTCCGGCAAGGGCCGCGACGATGGCGGCAACGGTGGTGCGTGGGTAGGTCGTTGACATATGGATGGAAGTGGATGGAATAAATCGGTTGGAACGAGTATAGCACGCTCGGACCCTATGTGAGAGTGATAGTCACGTCCAAAGTGAGAGAATTGAGCGCTCCTTTCGTGATCGCCGGGGTGAAGAGGACGTGCGAGAAGATCTTTCCCGTGTTCGCGCTCCCCGTCCCATCGATGAACAGGCCGCCTTCGTTGTGCGTTCCCGTCGCCGTCCCCTGGGGGATGAAGCAAGAGAGATACGCGATATTGTTGACGAACGTCGAGCTGTCGATGGTCTTGCGATAGACCTCCGTCCCGAGCTGGGTATCGCCGAGCGCCGGGGTGGCGATGCCGGACCCCAGGGCCGCATAGTTGACGATCCCGGAGTAGGTCGTATCGTTCGCCAGACGCCTCGCCAGGACGTTCAAACCGTCCGTAGGCACCAGGTTCTCATATTCGAGCACCTGGACCACCGCCAGGCGCTCGTAGGCCCTCACAAGCTCCCGGTAAATCTCCCCGTGCCTGCGCTTGGCCTCATCGCCTATCAGCCACTCGAAAGGGTTCTCTTTGAGGAACTTGAGGACGTTTTCATAGGCGCTCCCCGCCCGTGACGGGTCGCAGATCGTCGCCTTGTAATGCCCGCGCGCCTTGATCGCTTCGCGGGAGTCTTTGGTTATGTTCATACGACAAGGTTTTTGACGATTGACTGGCCCGCGCCTCCGGCCCCGCCAGCACCGCCGTTCGAGCCCGAGCCCGTTCCGCCGCTGCCTCCGCTCCCGGCCGTGACCGTGAAGGTCGCCGAGTTCGCCGTGACCGTTCCGAGGTGGAAGATACCGATATTGCCTCCCCCGCCACCGCCTCCCCCGCCACCGCCTCCCCCTGGGGTTCCTCCGGCACCGTTAGCGCCGTTCGAGCCGGTCGCGCCTGCGACGGTAAACGTGGAAGTGACGTTGATCTTGCCCCGGACGATGAAGTAAATAGCGCCACCGCCACGGCCTCCGGCACCGCCGTTCCCGCCCGATCCGTTCGAGCCGGACGTGCTGTTGCAACCTCCCCCGCCGCCAGCACCACCACCCCCGATCCCCGGACGTGCCTTGAAATAGCTCATCAGGGCGTCGGAATCCCACGCTTCGGCCGCACCGCCAGCACCGCCCGCGTTCGTGGCGCTGCTGTCGGTCGATCCGGTCGATCCTGCGTTGCCGATGCCTCCGCCTCCCCCGCCGCCTCCCCCGCCGCGAGCGGCCGTAAGCCCAGGGTTGCCGCCGTTCGGGGCCGTCGCCAGCACGCGGTAGGCCGATGCGGTCCCCACGCTCCCGATCGTACCCGGCTGGTTGGTGATGCCGTTCTGGGCCCCACCGGCCCCGCCACCGCCTCCGGCCGCGCCTGCGGCCGACCAGTCCACCGCCGGGACCGTCGAGCTCGTAACGGTCATGTCCCCGTCAATGAAGACGAAGATCGGTTTTCCGTAGATGTTCGACCCTGGGAGCAGGCTTGCCGTTCCCGTAAGGGAGAGGCTGGTGAGCTGATAGACCGTCTTGCCCGCCGTGTTCCAGGTGGTCGCGCCGGATGTCGCCGTAAGCGCCCCGTCCGCGCCCGTCCAGAGGTCGCTCATGCGGATCAGCGGCTTGATCGACATGGTGGTCGAGGTCTTGCCGATACCGACCTGGAAGGCCCAGGTGCCAGGCGAAAGGCTGACTCCCCCGGCCGTGTTGCTCAGGTAATACGGAGCGCCGGGCGTGATCGAGCTCAGGCCGGTGGCGATCTTTCCCGGAGGAAGGACGTATTTAACATCGTTCAGAACGCCCGCCTCGGCCGCAGCGCCGATGAAGTTGACGACGTGCTGGAAGTTGTCGGCGTCCGCCTTGTACGCCTTGCCGTCGGTATCCTCAAAGAGCATGTCGCCGATGGCGATGGTCTCCCCGTAGGTATAGGCGGGGTTGATCCCGTATTCGTTCAGTTCCGTGGCTGTGAGCTGGTTTCCCGCCACGAAGCGCGCTGGATAGGACATAAATTGGGCTTAGGAGATGGTTAACGTCCATTCGATCGTCATTGTCTGGGAGGTGGTCTTGGCAATGTTGATCGCGACGCGGCTGAGGAGCGTGCCCGTTCCGAGCGTGCCCGTGCCATTGATGAAAAGTCCGGCCTCTCGGAACGTCCCGCTTGTCTCCGTAAGGTTGTAGTACCCCGTCAGCGTCACGATGTTGGCGGCGTTGTTCCCGCTCGCGAGCGCGTTGCGGTAGACGGCCGTCTGTAGGGCCGTATCACCGTTCGCCGGGGCGTTCGTACCCGTCCCGACCTCGACGTGGCTGACGCGCGTGTCAATGGACGGCTGCCAGATGCTGTTGGCGATCAGCGTCCGGCCAGCGGTAACTACCATGTTGTCGATTTCCTGGTGCTCTTCCTCGGCACGGTTATGGAAAGCCTGCAAAAGGCCGCGAAGCTTCTGGTCGCGGTCGATCATCTGGAAGACGGTCATGCCTGGGCGCTCCGGGTTCTCACGCAAAAACCGCTCGATGGCCTGGTGTTCGAGCGGTGCGCGCGACGGGTCGCAGACCGTCATCTTGACGTGCCCCTTTACTGACACGCTGTCTTTCAATTGGGTAAGCATAGGGAGATTCTATCACAGTACGGACCCGTCCAGTATAAAGGCGCGTTTCGTGTCGGAAAAGCTGCTGTGCGTGTATGGGGCGACCACGAAGATGGTGCCCTGGTTTACGCCGTCGTTCTCGACCTCCCCGAACGTGACGGTTTCCGATTGGGCGTTCGCCGAGCTCTGCGCCCATGAATCGGCAAACGAAATCGTCTCGCTGATGTCTTGGACCAGATCGACGCTCTCATCGTCGTTGATCACGATCTGCTTGCGCTCGTTGCGGAGCAAGGTCAGCAGGTAATCGATGATGCCGAAGGAGCGCGTCGAGACCAGCTTGGCCGTATAGATCATCTCGGTCGGCGACTTCATCGCGTAGCCGAGCGTCTGGATGATGAACGTTTCCGAGATTCCGCGCGAGGCGAGCGTGATATCGATCGTCTGCCCGGCCCGGAGGCCCGGCGTGTCCGTCGTAAAGCTCCCCTCTACCAGCGTCTCGCGGTAATTACGGAGCTCGGTCGCCGCCCGGTCGCGCGCGCCCTGGAGGGTGTTGATGCTCTTATCGACGATGACGTGCTCGAAGACCCCGTGCGCCGCGATCGATGTGGGGTCGCCGCGCTTCACGATCACCGGGATCATCGGGTTGCCGGTCATAGCGACCACGTCGTTGAGCGCCGGTTTGTTGGCTACGGGGAACTTCAAGTTTTTCTCAAGGAAGTTATAGAGGCAGTAAAACGAGGCCGGATCGTCGATGTTGTCGATGCCGACCGTCTTGCTGGCCCCGTTCACCGTAACGGCGATGTTCTTGAGCTTGTACGGCGAAAGGAAGTTGAGGGCCTGGCCGTCCGCGATCTGCGAATAGGTGGACGTCGCGCCCTGGTACTCTCCCCCGCGCACATAGACCGTGTTCTTGATGGTCGAGAGGTCATCCGAGACCTCCAGGCTGTTCCAGACGAAATTAAGGGAGGTATCGGTCAGCGAGAAGGGGGCGGGGATGCTGGAGGGCTGATAGAAGCAGATCACGCGGGAAGGGTCGATA